AAATGCTGCTATTACTCACAAGATAAGATTTACTGGCCAGACTTTCTCCAGAACGATTGGGTGGCGCAGTAGATATTTCTAGAAGACTTATTCTACAGTCTAGTCCAGATGTAGAAAGCCTTGTAAGACAAATGATTTTAAGGGCTTATGAGACTTTCTCTTAATGCTGCAGCAATCAACGGAGCTGGATCTGGCAACGAGCCAGAAGGAATTTTGAACAAGGCTGGAATAGTCCTTTCTTCTGTAACAACAGCGGAAGCTGCAAAATGGGAGCATGTCACTGAGCTTATGGGATTAATTGATGCCGATGATGCAACAGAAGTATCTAGAGGTTATATAATGTCTCCGCAATTAAGAGCTGCTTACATGAGCACACAGAAAGATGCTGGATCTGGTCGTTTTGTAATGGACAGAAGAGATGAACTTAATGGATATAACGCAAGTGCGACTTCATTAATGCCAGAACTTAGCGGAAATCAAGTCTTAATTTACGGAGACTTTAGTAAATTGTTTATTGGAGAATGGGGCGCAGTGTCTTTACTGGAAGATCCTTATTCTGCTTCTTTGAGTAATGCCATTAGATTGGTAATTAACTCTCACGCAGGTGTAGAGATAGCTCAGGAAAATGCATTCTCTGCCAACAAATTTATCACTATATAATCATTTATTGTGTTGCTCTGGGTCTTATAGGCTCAGAGTAATATGATATTAAATACTTAAAAGTTATGTCTGAAGAAAATAAAAATGAAGATGTAAAAGTCGAGCAATCTACTGGTGAAGCTAAAAAAGCTGCAGATCAAGAAAAGTCTAAAGCTAAGAAAGCAAAATCTAAAAAGCCAGAAAAGCAAAAGGATGTAAAGGTGAAGATCCTTTGTCACAATGCAGCTGGAAAATACGGTCTTCCACAACATAAAGGGATGACTGTTGTCTTAAAAGAAAAACAGGCTGACGAGTTAGTGAAAAACAAAGATGGCGAAATAGTTAAATAATTTATGAACACTTTCAGTCTTAGATACGGTGCTCCAGAAGCAACAGAAAATATAGTTACTCTTGCCCAGGCAAAAGCGAATTCTAAAATAGATTTTGATGATGAAGATGCATTGTTACAATTATTTATAGATTCAGCCACTACTGAGATAGAAAACTATCTGGAATATCCTGTGCTAAAACGACAGGGATCTACCGTAAAAGTTGAAGGTTGGTTCGATAGATTTCAACTTAAATTTCCCATTATAGAAGATGGCATCACAGCTCTTAAGTATGAAGATGAAAATGGTACTCTGAAAGATATCCAAGATAATAATTGGAATTACGAAAGTAAGATCCTCTACTTAGACATGGATATCCCTTCAGATTTTTGGTTATAGAATCTTTATTACTGCAAATCTTGGTTATAGTGTTGCGGACATTCCTGCGGACATAAAGAGAGCTTGTCTTTTGCTATTCGCTCACAACGATACCTACAGGGAAAATATGCCAATTAAATTTAACCAAGCAGCACACAACGTTCTAAGACCTTACAGAAAAACCTTTTAATGAATTCATCTGCATACATACACGCTGGACAATTAAATAGAAAAGTATCTCTTTTTAAAAACACAGCGACCAAGACGGACACCGGAGAATCCACTCAAGAAGATGAGTTGGTGAAAGAGGTGGTGTATGCCAAGCGTGAAGATTTTGCAGGAAATCAAGATGATGACGATGGTAGAGTGATTGGAATTGGAGTGGTCGCTTTTATTGTTAGGTTCAGTTCTGATCTATTTGTCAATGGACAAAAGTATTTTGTAAAAGACTTTGATGGGATCTACCAGATCAACTCTATAGAATTATCTGGTCAACAAAAAAATAGAATTTCTTAAACTTAAATGCACAAGACGTGGACATTGATGTAGAAGGATTTGCAGAGCTTATAAAAAAAGCTTAAAAAAGCTAGACGATAAAAATGACCAGGCGCGAAGTGCTTAAGATACAAAGAAAACTAGCGACACCATTGGTAAGGGCTTATAGGGATGAACTCCCACAAAGCAATAGGACTACAAAGCGTTTTGGGAATAGCTATCCACCAGGCAACCTTAAGAAGTCTGTGGCAAAAGAAACCGTGCCGGCTCGTGCTGTAGGCGGTAATCCACAAATAGTGGTAAGACCTTCTACAAAAGGAAAAAAAAGGCGGTTACTACCGGCACATGGTTGTAGACAAAGGAACTGAGATAGGATCTAACAAAAGTGGATCTAGAAAACAAATAAACACAGTTGTGGACAAGGCTAGAGATAGAGTAGTCTCGCAGCGTAATTCATCAACCACTGCTAAGTACGAAAAGCAAATGCAAAATTTATTCAGAAACAAATTGATAAACTAAGCTCATGATACTACAGGCAGCAAAACATGTAAATGAAGTAATGAGTCTGGAAGCAATTACAGATGTGATAGATGCTAATGTATTTTGGGATCTAGCCACACAAGAAAAAGAACTCCCTTTTGTCAATTTTAAATTAAGCAATACTGGACCAATCACAAAAGATGGAAGTGCGCAATATGCAGTAGACATTTTTGTATTCGCCAAGTCTTTAAATCAAGGAGCTACAATAGTAGATGCGATTGAAACAGCAATAAAAGAATCTGCATACAACTGGAAGTTTCGTGGAAACGAGACAGGTTACAACTACAGCGATGGCCGTGAAGGTCTTTGCACAATTAATTATGAATTTAAATTTTAAATCTTAGAAATTATGGCTGGAGAAAAAGTAATGAATGGTAACCTAAGGATGACCTTAGATGACAAAACAGTATATCACTCTACAGAATGTAGCGTAACTCTTACAAGAGAAATCAGAGAGCGATCTACAAAAGACACAGATGGTGTAGAAAGGGCTAAAGGCCAAAAGTCTTTCAGCGGTTCTGCATCAGCATTGGCGGTTTTTGCTTCGGATGGTGAAGATACTCACGATTTTGGAGCCTTGTTCGATCTGTATAATGATGATACTGATGTGGCGATTCCTATAGAATTTGTTCCCTCAGAAGGTGATGCATCCTTTATGTTTAAAGGGGAATGTATTATAGAAAGTTTAGAACTTAATCTAGCAGTAGAAGAAGATGGTACAGCTTCTATATCCTTTTCTGGATCTAAGAAATTAGAGAAAGTAGATCTTCCAAATATATAAGCTTATGAAATCAATCACGATAGAGGGTGTATCTCACCCTATAAAGTTTGGTTATGGGGTCTTTTAGACATCTTGGTGTGCTTTGGGAACAAGAAGGAATCCAAGGTGTGATTAAGGTATTTGAAAAACCTTTAGCAATATAAGTGCAGATCCCAAATTTGATGCCTTGGAAAAAATAGGAGATCTTGTAAATGCTGGAGTTATAAATGCTGGTGGCGAGTCTTTGAATACAGATGACATCTTAAATGATTTAGTCTTTCAGGATTCTGGTAAATTGCAAACGGTGGTCGATGCTTTCATGAAAAGCATTCCAGGCGCAGAAAACGGAAAAAAAAGGTGAGCCAGAAGAAAGCTCCAAAACCGAAAGCAAAGAAATAACATGGGATGAACTGGAAGAAATTGCCTTTGGTATCTTACAAATGCGTGAGGATGATTTCTACCAGACCACTCCTAGAGCCTTTAAGAATAAAATAAAAGGCTTTGAGCGTTATGAGGAAAATCTATTTAAGGAGCGATGGGAAATGCATCGGGAACTTATAGTCACTGTTCTTTCTCCGCACTTAGATAAGAAGCATAAAAAGAAATCTATGCATGATCTCTATCCTTTAGCCTGGGATAATTCAAAATTAAAAAGTCTTAAAAAAATAGATCCTAAAGAATTGTGGTCTAAGATAGATGAGGCAAAGAAAAGTAAAGAATAAAATTTTAGTTTGTTGTTTTTTCATAATTCGGGAAAACCCTCAATCCGTTGAGGGGTTTTTTTGTAGCATAAAGGAAACAATGTTGGAGTCCAGCAGACGAGTTCACTTCTATTTTTGTAGTTATTCACAAAGTCACTTCATGAGTAGTTTAGCCAACATTTCTATAAGATTTAGAGCGGACTTAAAGCAGTTTTCTTCCCAGATGAAAAACGTGGATAGAAGGCTAAAGAAAGTTGGCAAACGCCTATCTAGTATAGGCAGTAGCATGAGCATGAACTTTACTGCTCCTATTGTAGCTGGTTTGGCTTTAGTTACAAAAGGTACTGAAGAACTAAGATCTGATCTTGGTCGACTAGAGACTAATGCTATGCTTGCTGGTGAGGGCATTGGTTTTATGCGTGAGCAACTTTTGGAAGCTCAGGCCATAACTGGGGAAACCGATTCTTCTGTTGAAGGTTTATCGAACTTACTAGCTGCTGGATTTAAAGGCGAAAATCTTACTAGGGCTTTAGATAATATTTCTGGTGCTGCCGTTAAGTTTCTGATACTTTAAAGTTGAAGGTATTGCAGATGGACTGCAAGAACTTTAGCCACTGGTAAAGCTATTGGTCCATTTTCTGAACTTTTGAACGATCTGGAGTTAATCTGGATGAATTTAATGCTGGTCTAGC